GGGATGGGAACACATATCCGGTATGGAGTGCATGATCACTCCTTTGGCAATGTACGGCGGGGACTTGTAGAGCGAGTCTACATGGTGGAGGTTAAAGGCGAATTGCGCCCAACTCCCAAGCCAACCCCCGGTTCGTTCAACCAACTGTCCCGGTTTCATCGGTCTCTCAAGGAACACCTAGCCTCGACCACCCGTTTGACATCCCAGGAATTCCTGGGCTTTTATTCGGGTCGCAAACTAGAGCGTTACACGAGAGCCGTGAAGTCGTTAGCAGTGCATCCCGTAAGGGAGAAGGATGCTTGGTTGTCAACGTTCGTGAAGGCAGAAAAGCTCAACATTTCTGCCAAACCCGACCCAGCTCCACGAGTGATACAACCTAGAGACCCTAGGTATAATGTGGAGGTGGGGCGCTATTTGCGCCACTCTGAGGAGTACTTGTTTAAGGCCATAGACAAGTTGTTCGGCGGTCGTACCATTTTCAAAGGTATTAGCAGCATCAGGCTGGGAGTGATTTTCAAGAAATTTGGCAATCATTTAAGGACCCCATTGGAATTGGCATGGACGCAAGTCGGTTTGACCAACATATTTCGAAGGAGGCGTTACAGTTTGAGCATCGGATGTGGGTGGAGATGTTCCCCCAATCTGAACGTGCTCTACTTCGCAAACTCCTATCTTGGCAAATCAACAACAGGGGTCTCGCACGGTGTCCTGATGGAGAAATTAGATACCGAGTCGAGGGTTGTCGCATGTCGGGGGATATGAACACATCCAGCGGGAATTGCTACATAATGTGTGCCACTGTGCATAATTCGTGCACCCGCCGTGGAATATCTCACTTCCGGCTTGCGAACAATGGAGATGATTGCATGGTGGTTATTGAGAGAAAAGAGGAAAACAAGTTCCGCAAGGGGCTTGTTGATTATTATACTAGTCTTGGGTTTACAATGAAGGTGGAGGCAACCGTAGATGTGCTAGAACGGCTTGAGTTTTGTCAGACTAGACCGGTCTGCATCAATGGTCAGTACCGCATGATACGGAACCTTCATCAATCTATGTCCAAGGACTTACATTCTCTCAATGATCTTAGATCTGATGTGGCAAAACATCAATGGCTTGATGCTGTTGGTAAAGGAGGAAGGGTGCTTAACGATGGCGTACCTGTGTTGAAAGAATTCTTCAAACAATTCCCACAGGGCGTCGAGGCTAGGCACAATTCTGACCTCTCTGTTCAACTCAAAGAGGCATTCCTTTACAAGTTTAATCGAGAAGCCAAGTTTACAGATGCCACATGCTCTCCTGAGACCAGATATTCATTCTGGCTCGCCTTCGGACTTACCCCCGACGAACAAATTGCCCTGGAACGAGGTTTCCATCCTATTGACACTAGGAGGATACTGGAAGACATTCAGGAGGTACCCACCCTCCTGCAATGGTCTGGGGCATGAAACTCCCATCACACCATAACTAACCAATATGGAAAACGTTGACACCCGCCAAGATTCTCGTAGACGCGAAAGATCTAAAGAAAGGACGGAGGGACCAGCCTATAAAGACGTGGCTACCAAAGCGGTATATAAAGAAGCTGACATCAAGGAAGCTAGTGGACC